GTTTTGGATCACATGCAGTGGGGTGAGAACCCACACGGGCGCACATTAGTGTGTGACGGAGGCTAGCGTGGCCGGGGCTAGTCAAATCTCAAATTTTGGAGGTAGTAGTCTAGATCAACTACTACCCGACATTGATCGGACACTTTTATGAATTATGAAATGTTATCTAAAAATCAAAAACGTCGTTTGCGCAAAGCACTAAAGAAAAGTGGTATCCAACATGCCGCAGGTGAAGCTCTTAAAAGCATGCACATTGGCCGTAGTGCCGGTGCTGCTTTTGGCTCCTTAGCTGGTCCTGCTGGTTCCCTTATCGCTTCAAAAGTAGGTGGAATGGTTGACCGTGCCGTCAACAAAAAGTTATTAGGTTCTGGAACATATATGACCGGACGTGGTGCTTACATGACCGGCCGTGGTACTTACAAAAGTAATGCTACTATGGCTGGTGGTAATGGCCATCTTCGTCACCCGAACTTATCCAGTACGTCCAGAAACGCAGAAACCGGTGAGATTACGATTGCTCGCCGGGAGTATATTGGTTCTGTGAATGCTACTGGTTCTTCAGATTTTTCTGTTGATTCCTACTCTGTTAACCCAGGCCTTCCTGCTGTCTTTAAGTGGCTTTCCCAATTAGCCGCAAACTATACAGAATATCATATGATTCAGTTGGTTTACACCTATGAATCAGTCATTTCCCCCATGTCTGTTTCTTCAGTTGGTTCTCTCGGAACCATTGTATTAGCAGCTAACTACAACGCGGGCTCTGACAAGTTCGCAACCTTTACTCAAATGATTGAATACTCAGGTTCTGTACGTGGTAAAATTTCAACGGACATAAAGTGTGGAATTGAATGTGACCCCTCCCAAAACTCGAATGATTCGGACTTATATATCCGATCAGGCGCAGTCCCAGTGAATCAGGATATCAAAACGTACGATTTGGCTAAGTTCCAAATCGGTATGTTTGGTGTTCCCACAGAATACACTGCTGGTACTCAGCTTGGTCTACTTTGGGCAGATTATAAAGTCGTGCTACGCAAACCACGATTATACACTGCTTTAGGCTATTCCATCATGTTCGACACATTCTTTTCAAATGGCAGTATGTCATCAATCGACCCTCTTGGCACTGATGTCAAGAAAGCTACTAATAGTAGTATAAACGGAACATGGCTGATTGCAGCTGATGCTCCTGGAAACGTTTCTTCTCGTTACGTTTTCCCAGACGATTTTGCTGGAACAGTTCAAATTATGTATTACGTAATGGGCACTGGCCTTGAGGCTACGTCCGCGGATGTCACACCCGCTGGCCATGTCGTAGTTTCAAGAGGCATGATCTCAG